AGAGTGCTACACCCTTGGTTATCAATGAATTTGATTTCCATAAAGTCAGCACCACCGTCTAGCTCAAAAGCTAATATAAAAGAGTTAGACCAACCAGTTCCGCAGGGTGCGGAACCTGATTCAGTCCCTCTAGAAGTTCTCATGAATCAGGTTGACCTAATTAAGAGAACGGTGTGTATAGTGCGAGGTTTGAAGCTTGTCTTAGTACATCATGGTACAAGAAAGCCAATCCTCGATGCACTCGAAAGAGCAGTGCATGATTACCTGGATAATAGTCCCAGTGAGAAGGTATGGGTTAAAAGATGTAAATATCTTCTTTGCCGCCCTCTTGCTGAGTATCTTGGTAATCCACTACCCCAGGAACCCGATAAAGTTTACGAGTTCCATGGGGTGTTGCGGAAGTGGGTTAAGAATCGTCTTCACTGTTTTAACAGGAAGAACACCCACTTGTGGTATTCGTGGTTGCAGTGTAAGCGATGTACGCTAACTGCGGGTAGTGACATGCTTTATGATTCGTATAATGATCATCAAGCCATGCTTACTGGCCCAGACCCGGGTGATAGCGAGACCATTGATGAAATTTTCCAAGATAGAACATTTATGAAAGTTCTTGAGGATCTTCGTCTTAATGTATGCCGCAATTATCGCTCGAGTCAAACCCATGCCCCCTCCAGTAATGCCTGCTACGAAAGAAGTAGAGGTCAAGGTGGACAATATAGTCACCTCCGTGCTGGTACGGGCTTTGTGCACTATCAAAGCACTTTATGTTTGCCTTTAGAACGAGACCTCGAACGGATGGAATTCCGTCCGTGTGTCTATTTCAAAGGTAAGCGGGTTTTGAATGTCGTGCTCGAATACCATGGTTTCAAGGGTATCGCTGAATGGCGTGAATATTGGGATGCGTTTGTTGAAAGCAAATTGCCTCTCAATTTACATGCCAAAATTCAAGGTGTCCTTGAACCATTGAAGGTCCGCGTGATTTCTAAGGGTAATGCTTGCAATTATTATTATGCTAAGCCCCTTCAGAAAGTTCTTCACGACGGATTGAGGAATAAGTCTCCATTTCGTTTAATTGGTAGACCCTTCAGTCCCACTGATTTAGTTGATATTTCTGAGACATCACGTCCTGATTGGAAGTGGTTCTCTATCGACTACAGTGCTGCAACTGATGGCTTATCTACCGATTACTCTTCCCAGATTTTTGAATATCTTATCCAAGATCTTCCAAAATTTGATAAGGCTAATGCCAGATTGGTGCTTGGTATGCATCATCTCCATTATCCCGATCCTGGCGATGAGACTGGTCAGACCTACCTTTATGGTGGTCTCCAGACGAATGGTCAATTGATGGGGAGTATTCTCTCCTTTCCTATCCTTTGTCTAGCCAATTTGGGTGTTTATTTAAGAACCACCCGTGATCTTCATAAGGGCTGGTCCACTAAAGCTCGTCTAGATTCCGTTTTGATTAACGGTGATGACATGCTTTATTGTGCTCCGGAATCCCTTTGGACCACACATGAGACGATCGGCAGTAATGTCGGTCTTAAGATGTCTCTTGGCAAGGCATATTTCCATTCAGTCTACTCGAATGTTAACTCTACCAGCTGTCATTACGACTTGAGGAAGAGACAGGAAAGTAGTCCATGGCAAATAGATTTCCTTAATACTGGTTTATTTTATGATATTCATAAAGTCCAGGGGAAATCGGATAATGAGAGTAAGAATAATAATACTGCCGCCAGTCATCATGTTGATGGTGGTGACTCTCTATCGAGCTGTCTCAATAAAGTCCTAAGTGGATCTTTACCTGGTAGACAGCGTGACTTATTGAGGCAATATTTGGCCGAACATAGGAACTCTGTTAATCGAGTTACCACCTATGTCCTGAATAATCAGGTTCTCCATCGTAACCTTTTCCTCCCTATTTCTAGTGGTGGTCTAGGTGTTGAATGTCCTGTTGGATGGCGTTTTAAAGTCAATCGACATCAAAGATTACTCTTTAATAAGATGTATGAAAATGTCGATTTGCGCTATTCTTGTCGTCCGTTACCCGGCTACGAGGTCCTTAAGAAGGAACATCTTTGCAGTGTTCCTTGGAATAAGAACCTCGATCCGCTTGAGGGTACGGATTTTGACGAGAAGAGTCTTGCCAAACAATATTGGTACAGGAGTATTGACCCTTTTGCCTTTAGAAGGTGTATTAATAAAATGGTCGTCCCTATCGTTCCTTGGCATCATAGCAAGGATGTGATTACGACCGACTATCCACTTGATCATCTTCTACCCCCTTCAACTAAATCCTGTCCTCGTAGGAAGGATTCCGCTGAATCTTGTTTTATTCGTCGTTATCGTGAGATAACGGCTCAATGGGGTTCTAAGAATTAAATGACCCAAAACGGTGCACGTTAGTACGGCGTCAGAATATAGTAAAGTATTCTACTAAGTTTAGCAGGCAAGGAGTTTCTAACTCTCACAAATCTGCTTGTAAAATATCTTAGGTCTGGCCTCCATACAACGAAGCTTAATATTTCCGTGCTAAATGGATCACGTGGATTTTCTACTAGGTTCACTGACCCCAGACAAGGTCTCACGCTTCGGCGTCCGCCTTGGACTGATGGCATACCGAATGATTATCCTTGAGTCAATCTCCCTTTGTAGATTTTGACCGGTGCTCTCCTAAATGCCGAGAGACTACACGGGTCGGCAGTTCTCTGTGTCTTAGGATGTATAGTCCGCCCTGTTCAGGTGGATCCCATACATGAACAACAAGAAAACCAAACACACCGCCTCTAAGCCTAAGGCTAGTGTGAGAGTCCAAAATAAGAAGGCTAATGTAAACCCTCCTACCAACCGTGGCCAATCCTTTAATATTATAAGGGATGCTTATCTTGCCACGCTTGTAGACCCTTGGGGTGTCCAGGGAGTTCGTATTCCGGATGAGATAACTACTCCGACTGCTACCTGCTCTTTTCGTAAGAGACTTACCATTAATGCCATCCAAGATGGTACTACCGGTAATTATGGTACAGCCTTAGCATTTGTCCCAACTGTCCGGGCTGCTTACTGCCAGACTACCTCTTATACGTCGTCCACAGGTACGTTTAATCTTGGTGGGGCGGCTGATTTTGATAACTACAGTACTTTCTTAACTGTTTGTCGTCAATATCGTGTCGTCTCTGCTGGATTGGCTGTTTATTCAACCAATGCCATGGCCCAAAACCAAGGACGTAACCTATGTGCTTACTACGCCGGTAACGACAGAGCTACTTACCCCTTTTCTGCCGCCGTGAATTCTCCCGAGCTTTTGCTCGCCGAAAACTCCGAGGATTCCCCAATTAATCAACAAATGGTTTGTTCTGTTACGTGGGTGCCGTCCGATAATTCTAATTATCAGTACCACACTCCTACGTCCAGTCGCCTTTCTGTTGGAACCACGGACTATTATTATCCGGGTTGTATTATTTGGGCTGCAGATGGTGTTTCAGCTTCTGCCTCTTTTGAGGTTTGTTTAACCCTCAATGTTGAGTATATACCTGATACGAATGCGATTTCTTTCGTTCAGTATTTACCCTCACGTTACGACGTTAAAGCCATGGAACGAGCCTTAAATAGCTCGATTTTCCATTCCATATTTGGAACGGCGCGGCCTGAGTCTATCATGGTCAATCATGCGAATTCTGATTACGGATTAGCATCCGTAGCTGGCACACTATTGTCGAATTTCGGGAGCGGTGTAGGATCTGTCCTCATGCCGTTCTCTCAACGATTTGGTGCTGCTATAGCGGCCGCCGGTATTAATTATGCCGGTAGGAGGCTATCGAATTCCATGCCAATTGGCCGTGGACTCCTGGGTATTAATATGTAGGGTTCTCGCTCTCAGTCTGTGCACCCTATAAAGGGTAAGCCTTCTGGGCCTAAACCTTTACAGGGTCCTCCTGGGAGCGTTCCTTCTACATCTGCTTCTTATGCACCGTACGGGAATCTCTCTTCGTACTCTTCTCACAAAACTACTGTTCCCTTTATGACCATCTTACCGGACGATCCGGAGGATGACGATGATAAAGACGAACTCTAGCCTTCGCCCTGTGGACGTGGCCGCTTGTAATGATGTGTTCGTAGGACCGCTGAGTGGGTCCGGGCGTCATGCAAGTGCACTGAAGCGTTTGTCACTAACTCAAGTGACTACCTTACGTTTCTGTGATTCGACCACTTCGTCACTGTGATCTCAAACGATAGGCTCGTTATAGATGTTCCCCG